ACAGTCCCAGTTCATACTTTGTGCCCAAGGGCATACTGTATGATTTTATCAAAAAAAGCTGGAACTGTCACGAACTATGGTATAAGTGACAAATGTTTACCAATGCTTTCTGTTGCTTATCAATAGTTTAGTTTTTGCTTATTTTTATTTAAAATCATTTCCGTTAATTTTCGTCATTTTTTTAAATCGTATTCATCTTCGTATTCATTTTCATACTCACCTTTGCCCGTATAGTTGAGAAGGCTGCAATTTAGTTCTAATAGTTTACAAAAGGATCAGTGACTAATTTCACTGTTTTTATTTTTGACAAAACACCCCTCTATTCTTCATGTAAACGCTTTTTTGAACAATAGGATTGTGATTTGGGTTTCTAATTGTTCAAAATGCGTGTTTTTACAAAATAGAAATACAAACTCTAATTTTGTTAACGTCAACAAAATTGGCAACCAAGGGCTTTGTAAAGCTATTTGTTGAGGCTAACAAGTCAATTTCAGAGCAAAATAAAGATATTCAAGCGAAAAAGAACACTCCTAACCCTATATCTATAAATGTTTTTCAGGAATTTCAAGCGATTATCAAGCGTATTTTAGAGCAAACAAAAAAACGCAAGCCTGAGCCTGCGGTGAATAACTATTCTTTGTCTTTGTTTTTATTCCCTGTAAACAAACTAATTAGCCCTAGTGCAGTTGTTCCAGTTAAAACACTACCTGCAATTTGTTTACCTGTTGCTATTAAGTAAATTCCACCAACAATAACAACGAGGGCGATTAAAAAGCCAAATAACTGTCCCAATTTATGAGAAGCAATATTCCCTGATAAGTATTTATCTTCCATCTCTCTACGATGTTGGCTTTCTGCAATACCATTATCAATAATCTTGTGAGCAGCATCCGGATATAGCTCTTGATATCCTTTGAGGATATCTGGATGTGGTAGATCTCCTTGATAGATTTCCAACTTCTGCAGAACTACTTGACGCTGTTCATGTGGTAAGCGCTCGACTTCATCAACAATATTATTGACTTCAATCAAATCTTTATTCTCGGTATCCAAATTCCATTACCTCTTTCTGAATGCCCATCGTTGATTTCTTGTAATCACTTTTGACTTTCTTCCAGTCTGGGACTGTATCAGCTTTTACTTTTGGAATGTTCTGGTTAAAGCTAAAAACAGGCAATACAATTGCTGTCATACCAAGTAAAAAAGACTTAAAGTATTGAGGTTGTTTTGTATTTTTTAACATACCAAATTCCTCCTACTCGCTCCATAATATTTTTTTGAATTAACTTGATTATGACATCTTTCTTTAAAAAAGTCAATATTTATCGCTCTTTTTAACGAAAAAAAACCCACAAGAACGAATCCTGTGGGGTAGATACACATTTTAGAAAAGTTTTCCTTTCATTTTATTTTTTAAATTATTTAGTTGTAATCAAGCCATTTGGCTCAACTGTGAACTCTGGCTTGTCTGCCATTGTTCCGTCTGGTTTGAGGTAGTACCAGCCTGTTCCGTCTGCTGATTGGACAAAAGCGTTAGATACCATATTGCCGTTTTTACGGTCAAGGTAGTACCAAGTCAGCTTATGTTTAATCCAACCAGTGACCATCTTACCGTCTTCATCGAAGTAATACCAAGCGTTGTTAATACGAGCCCAGCCAGTTGCCATAGAGCCTGAATCCGTGAACCAGTACCAAGCGTCATTGTAGTTCAACCATGTACTGCGTTTCATGAAGCCTTTATCATCGAAATAGTACCAAGCTTCGTTGATTTTCTCCCATTTATTAGTTGGATATGAGCCGTCTTCACGAACCCACCACCAACCGTACTGGTTCTGTTGCCAGCCAGTTTCAACCTCTTCAGGCGGTACGATATACCCAACGATTTCATTTACAGAACGTTCGTTGTAGCGACAAGGGCCACCTACTTCCAAGTAGTCCCAGTTGCCATCGATATTCTGCTCAATCGTCTTGATGGTATATCCGTCTGAATCTTCATAGACCAGCCCTGTATGCCCGTAATTGACACCGTCCCCAGCTACGTATGATTTTACGAAGAACCAACCAGCCTTTGGATAGTCAGCGTCATACACTACTTTCAGGCCTTGTGAACGTGCCGACTCGAGCAAGTCATAAGCATTACCCCAGAGCGTAACACCGTACCAGTGACGGAGCCCATAGCAGGGTACGTCGGCACATTGGAAACCATAAGCTCCATCATTGTCCACCCCATCGCCTGCGTTGGCCTTGTCGATGAAGAATTGAATCATTTCCTGTTTTTTAGACATATTTACTCCTTCCAAGCATCGTTCATCTGCTTCACTGCTGACTCTACAAAGGTATCTAGATCCTTGTCAGTCATGCTGATGTTGTATTTTGTAAGTTCAGCTCGAACTTTATCACGAGCTTGCTCTAGCTTTTCATCACCTTTGAAGCCTGTTTCAGCTGCTACCTGCTCAACTGCATTGACTGCGTTCTTAGCAAGGATTTCAGCGATTTTTACCGCTTTTTCTCCACCTTTTCGCAAAAGGTAGTCTTTCACTGCTTTCACGATACCGCCTATTGCTACTGCTAAAAAGCCTGTCGCAAAAGCGATGATAAATTCATTAAATTGTGTCATATATTTTTCCTTTCTCGTCTTCTACTAAGATGTCATCTCTAATCTGCAACGATTCAAAATTGTTGTACAAGTGGTCTATGTAGCCATTACCACCCAAAGCCTTGTAGCTGTTGTGCATGTTTTCGACTACATAGAACTCATCCTTGGTAGTAAATCCACGTCGGATTGCCCTACGAATATCACGATCAAGGCGCATCCTCATGGTTACAAGGTGCGCATCGTCGTGAAGTTTGAGCTTTGCTTGTACTTCGTCAATTTTGGCGTTATTCTCATCAGCAGTAATCTGGACATCTTTGATTTGTTTCTTGACATCATTCAATTCAGAAATGATTTGGTCTGTCTGTTCTTTTGCCTTTTTGGGCATTTTGTAACTAAACCAAGCTACGATGATTGGCGTAGCTACTGGTAGCACGTTCATGAAGAAATGCTCTGTTGATTGTAAGACGTCCATAAAACACCTCTACTGTTCATTTGGTGCTTTCGGTGCGTTAAACTTCCAAGGTGTTAGAACACCATTTTGATAAGGTGTTCCTTCAAGTTGAGCAAGGGTTTCTCCTTGATAAGTAAATGACTGATTCGTTTGAATCAAGATGCGCTTACCTTCTCCATTAATTTCGGCGTGATTAGGATCTTCGACTGCGAAAATTGCACCAGGCTCATAAACTTTACCGACTTCAGCAAGTGGGAATAGTTCAACAAGTTCCTTGTAGGTTGTCCCGTAGGATAGTTTCTCCCCCATGATAGAATCTTGAGCCATGACACGCACTACTTTATCGATTTTATTTGCAAGAGCTGCAAGCTTGTTCTGTTCACTCTCATTTTGAGCAATCTTCTGATTAGCCTGTTCAAGCTGTGCCTGTGTTTTGACGATGGCGCTGCCTGGATCTAGTTCGGCTTTTAAGATATCCAGCACATCTTGAATCAAGACATCTTCTGGTTCACTTGTGCGATCTCCTGAAAGTTCGCGCATGTTCGTACTGTAACGATTGCCTTCTGATAAACGAATTTCAACTACTGTCTTGGTATTATCTCCAAATCCTCGTGCATAAGGTTTGCTTGCTAGTTCATAATTATTAATTGTCATTTGTCATTTTTCCTTTCACTTCTTCAAATAACTCTTTTAGAGCTGGGTCATATTCTAGGACCTTTTTCATCGTGTGCAATTCGCTTGCTGCATACAAATAAAGAGCTTCATTCTTAGCTGATTCTTGCTCGCTGACTGCTAGTTTTTTAGTCAGTGAATCAAGTGTTAACTGATTTACTACTGCGTCCATGTTGTTATTCATGCCATTATTTTCTCCATTTTTTCTATTTTTTGATTTAATTCTTGGATGGCCTTAATTAAGTAAGGCACCAATTCAAATGTGCGATATGAGTATGCACCGTCAGGGTTTTCAAAAAAAGCTTCAGGGGCATATTTCTGAACATCTTGAGCCATGATACCACATGAGATATCTTCAACTTTACCATCGTACTCTTTACGGTAGCTATATGTCTTCAGTTTTTCGATAACATTTAGACCAGATACTTGACTATCTTGAATATTGGATTTATAGCGACGGTCTGAGATTCTTTTATTCATCTCAATCCAGTCACTTTTACCGTTATCTTGTCTATTCAAATATAGCCAAGTACCTCCTTGTGAAGTATCTTTCCACAATTTATTGTATATAGGTGAGTAAAGCCACTCACCGCCACTATAAGTGATACGACCAGACACCGTCAAACTACCCTTTATCACTGCTCCATTTGAAAACGACGGTTGACTATAAAAATTCACTCTTGATCTGTCCGAAAAGTCGACCTTCCCGTGGAAATCCGCTCCGTTTCGACAATACATATTTCCTGACGTTGTTACATACCAAGCATTGGGGCCGGGATAGTTCCAGCTGTAACCCCAGTTCGCCCAAAAAGCAGTATTTTCACCGTTATAACTGCCACCTTCGCCATTTCCCATGCCAACTGAGAATTGGTTGATACCAGAAATCCAGCGACCTCTTCCTTGGTCAAAACGCCCAATAGTGAATCCACCAATCCTTCCTTGATAGGCTTCCAGGAATGTTGAACTAGAAACGACGGACTCGACTCTTGTCGTGAAAATGCGTTTAGATGTTAGTTGGTTAATAAAAGCTTCATTTGCAATCATTTTCCTAATAAACGCATCGTCAAATCTCACTTTATCAGCCGTGACTGCTTCAGCGTCTAATATCTTAGTCGTGACCGAACCAGTTTCAAAATTGGCCGTTTTCAGCTTATCAATCATAGCAGACTTGATAACTGCATTATCAATTAAGGTCTCGCCAGTGATATGAGTCAACTTGCCGTCAAATCGATTATGACCGTTAGCGCCTAGATTGATTCCAGAAATGATATCTCCAGCTGAGTTGATGTTCTGAACGGACCATGAACCAGCCAACTGTCTTTGGACGGTTTTCACAGCTTCAAGAGCATCATTTGATGCTACTGAGTAGTCGGATGGAATTGAACCCTGTTCTACTTTTATCAAACCATCATCGTACATACGAGCTGAGAATCTGACGAAATAAGCATTCGCTGGTACAGTGATTTGATTGATGTTGTGTTGTTTGCCTACAGTTGTTTTGTAAGCATTTAAGCCTGATTTACGGTTATCAATAGGATTTTTATTTTTATCAAAAAATTGCCATGCACTCCAGGCCATTCCATTCTCAGGAAGAGTTACCCAGTGCTGGAAAATAATTTTTTCATTTGGATCTACTGAAATGAAATCGGATGTAACCTCTTTTTGTGTTGCATTCGCTACGTTAATGATTCCAGCATTTCCTAAAAATCCTTTAGTGAGCGTTGAGGTTAAGAATAAATTCTGATGTTCCGCAAATGCCTTCCCAACTTCAACCTGGAATAGCTGATTGGTCATAGCCATACGAGCTACTTTGTCAGCGATACCGTTCTCAGAATTTCCAAGAATCCGCTCATAGAGCTGGCTAGTTTCTTTGACACGCTGAAAATCTGTCTGATTAACCTTGCCAGCAATCAATGAAGTGATGTCTGCAAATCTGCCATCAACTGATTTCTTGTAGTTAGCAATTTGAGTAGCAATCGAGCCATTTTGTGGGTTCGTGATAGCTTCGAACTTGTTCTCAATAGCTTTTACAGTTTCTTGATAAGTCGCTTTGCCTACATAGTCCTTCGCAACTAGCTCACGTACAGCCGTCGCTTGTTTTGCGCTTTCCTCACGAGTGTAACGCTGTAGAGCTTCCTGTCGCTGGCCGTCTTTATTGACATATTCCTGAATAGCTGATAAATCCGTCCGCAATCCCTGAGCCGTCCGCTCAAAAGTAGCCTTGGCTTCAGTGATAAGCTCCTCAGTATCTTCGATTGCCGGACTCCAGTCAGTAGCTAGAGTGCCTTTCTCAAGTTTAATCCTACGCACAGAATAGTTATTATTTCCAGCGTAATCATACAAGGCCATTTCTCCCCTCGAATAACGAGGGTCGTCGTTCGGAAAGATAACTGGACCTGTGAATGTGAACCGTTGCCATTCTTTTGAAGGGGTAATGTCTGCACTAGCTTTCAGACCGAAGCGGTTATTTTGATAATGATAAAAATGCAGAGAACGAATCTCACCACCTTCGTTGATTTTTAAATCAAACGATAAAGTCCAAGTTTCTCCGACATTTTCTTGGGTAAAGTATGGATGTAAAGGAAACGAGAAGAACCGTGTACTCGTTCGAACCTTCTCAGAATCTCGATAGTAGTTCCTACCACCAACCTTCATTTTGGCAAAGGTCTGCGTAAGTCCATCGATGTCCTGTTTAACCTCTGATTTGGTCGCAAATCCATTCATCTGACCAGTCATACGACTAAGGGCCTCTGTGGTCGTCCTGCGATATTCTGAAGCTTGATTGACTTCACTTATGACCGTCTGTTTCAGAGCATCAAAATCACTCGATAGAGCTGTTTGAGCGCTCGTAGTCTGCGACTTAAACGCTTCAAGTCTAGCAACAGAATCCAGTCCAATCTGCTTGGCTTCCTGAGCAAGCAAGCTACTTGCGCCAGCATTTTTCAATGCTTCTTCAGCCCTGCGCTTAGCTTCTTTCAATGGACCATTGTCAAAGTTTTGGAATCGTTTCTCGATTTCACTTGAGATGTCTTGCTTGACTTCTTCCGCCTTGGCCTTGGCAAGTTCGATACCGTCATCTATCTCTTTTTTACGCTTTTTAAATTCAGCGTCAAAAGCTGCGTCTGCTGCTTCTATCTGCGCTTGGATTTTTGCTTCAATGCCATCTTGTTGCTTTATCTTCTTGGTAATCGTACCCTCATAAGAATACTGGGTATCATTCCCAGCCTTACTGTCTGCACTGATACGACCTCTCAGACCACCTTTAAAAGTAAAGCTCTGACTTAAGACAGGAACTTTAAAAGTCTCTTTCTTATTGGTCTGAATGGTCACCCACTGCCCAACCTCAAGCAGTAAATGCCCTTGGTAGTTAAGGTTATATGGATAGTAAGTCAGGTTTTTCAGCTTGTAATACAGGTCATTTAAAGCGCTCTGGGTCATGAAGACATTGTCCAATTCCAAAGACCGACCTGTCTTCATACCGACTGTCAAAGACTTCTTATCCGTCTTACAAGTGATACCAGCTATCTGATACTCAATCTCACTCTTGGTTAAACCATGCAAGAAGTAGCTGTCTGCGTTGATCGTGATGTTTGACTCAGTCAAATCACGGATTTCCATCTTTCCTTCTCGGTTGAAGAAACAAGACATCCCAATCATCTGAGTCATAGCGCTTAACATATCCCTAAAGGAAAGTTTCTTACCTTCAGGCACTTGCTCGACATGGTAACGCATGGCGCTGATTCCGAAATAATCATTCGCTAACTCAATGCCTGTTTTTAAGCATATTTCCTGAATAACCTCTCGTACTTCAGCTGGAAAATGCAAGTCCGTCACATACTCACGATTGAGCTTAAACATACCGTCCATGAGCTCTAGCGTGGTAGTGTTTCGGTTTCGGTCAATCTCAATATCGTTGATGAAGTATTCCCCCATCTTGACCCACTGGTAGGTAGTCCCAACCAGTAGGCCAATCTCAGGGTGTAGGATATCCAGTTTATTGAACGTGGTAATGATGCTGGTAAAGGTAATCTTACCGCTACCAGCACATGTTCCACCTGGCTTGTATGTGTCACCTTTGATGTAACCATACTCAAAACTAGCTTCCTTAATATCCCGTGAAGCATAATCACCAACACGGATAGCCAGCGTCCTTTCCTTGGCAAACATGGCTCTGTCAAATTGTCGTCTGGTTAAAGCGTCCATTTTCTTACCTCTCTATCAGATTGAATTTAGCGCCAGACCAAGGTTTAAATTTCTCAGTAAAGGTATATCTAGGAGCTGTCCTATCACCGACATAGAAAGTCTTTGTGACTTGGCCATCCATGGGGTCTGGATAAGATACCTCAAAAAATTCAGATGATACAGCATGTAAAAGCTGACTCATTTCTTCCTGAGTCAGCATGCCCCATTCACAGTCTAATTTGCGTTTGGTCGTGATACGGTCACGCACCATGTCGCCATTGGCATTACGCCCTGTTTCTCCATCGATATCCTGAATACCGACCTGAAAAAATTTGGGAGGCTTCACAGCCACCCCATTAATTGTCAATTGTGCCATTTAACCTCCTAAATCTTGAGCAAGGTTTGACCTGCTCGTTCATGTTCCTTGTTAATTTCTTGGATAGCTACCCGTCCGAACTCGTGACCTGCGATCTGGATAACGATGTCGCCAGCCGGTAATGAATAACCTGTAGGTGCATTGTTAACAGGCATTCTTTCGGCCAATTTTTGAGCCAAGATAGAAATCCAACCTGTATTCCGTTCAAGAGGCATTACTGCTTCTTGACCAGCTTCACCGACCCCGATGATGCTAGGAGAGTTGAATACACCACCTCGTGCATACCAATCTACAGAGAATGATGGAATTCTAGGAGGCATCAAACTAAAGCTACCAGATATATTAAAGTGAGGGAGTTTGATTTTTGGCAAGCTCCAATCAAAGTTAAAGAAGCTTTTTAGTTTATCGATACCACTTTTAACGATGTTTTTGGCATTATCCATTGCATCATTAAACAGATTCTTAAACCAGTTGGGGATTTCTTTCAAGGCATCTTGCATGTCTTTCCATCTATCGCCAAACCATGAACCGATTTTTTGGAAAGGATTCTGAGTTTTCTCTTTTGCACTCTCAAATTTCTCGCCAAACCATGTATCAGCTTCTTTTACTCCATCTTTGATATCGTTCCAACGGTCGCCGAACCAAGAGCCAACTTTTTCAAAAGCTGAGTTCACTTTATCCCTACCAGATTGGAACTTATCGCCAAGCCAAGTGTTTGCTTCGGCAAGCGCGTCTTTAGATTCGTTCCAACGGTCACCGAACCATGAACCCAACTTGCTAAATGTATTGCTTATTGCATCCCAGCCTTGCTTGAATTTATCACCTAACCAAGTATTTGCATCTGAAAGGGCATTGGTAACATCAGTCCATTTTTCTCCAAACCAAGAGCCTAAGTTTCCAAATATATTTCCAATAGCGTCCCAGCCCTCTTGAAATTTTTCTCCCAGCCATGAGCCAATCTCTGCTAACGCATTTGTCACATCCGCCCATCTATCACCAAACCATGAACCTAGATTACTGAAGATGTTAACGATAGCGTCCCATGCACCCTGGAACTTTTCTCCAAACCAAGACCCGACACCAGAAAAGATAGCTACAATTGCGTCCCAAATGCTTTTGAATATTGCGACAACAACGTCCCAAAGAAGTTTCAATACACCAGATACAAGATCAATAATGCTACTAAAGACGCTAACTACTATATCTTTTAATCCGCCAAATATACTCAAAAATCCTTCTTTGATTTTTTCGCCATCTCCAGTTAAAAGTCCTGTAAGTACATCAAATACCCCTTTGATGATATCAGCAATACCACCAATCACATCAGAGATAGTGTTAAATAAAACACGCCAAACTTCTCCTATGTATTCAATTGCAGGGGCTAGCACAACCGTTAACTTTTCTACAATAAAGGAAATGACTGGGCCGAAAACTTCATTTATCGCTTTAGAAAAGTCGGCAAAACTTCCAATCATGCCACCTATTTTTTCTAAAGCTGGTTCAATATGGTTTTTGATTGTATCGGCGAAACCGTGTCCTATCTTTTCAAGAACAGGTTGAATATTATCATTCCACCCATTAACAAAAGCACCAACTACATCTGACATCAAGGCAGAACTTGATTCAAACAAAGGTTTTATATGCTCATCATATACTTGATTAACACTTTCAAAAAGCTTCTTCATAGAGCTTGATAAAGCTTGAGCAATAGGCTCTACAGCTTTAAAAAGACCCGTAAACATTTCTGTTATGCCAGCCTGATTTTCGGTGATAGTCTCTTCAATAGCACCGATAATATCTCTTGTGTATTTAGCGGTGACTTCTTGCACGCCCATAAAAGCGTATGTAAAGGCGCTGATTAACCCTGCGCCCATATTTGTAGCAGGTTCACTTGTAATTGAATCGTAGAAGATTTGTCCGATACTTTGAGCAATATTTCCGACACTTTCAACGATTTCTCCACCGATATCAAACATACGGATTAACCATGCTTTGATATCTAGTTTCGTTTCATTAAGTGATTTATTCAGACTTTCAGCGATAAAGACGGCAATACCCATGATTACGTTAGCGAGAGCGCCCGTCGTTTGTCCCAAGGCAAAAGCTAGTTTTTCTCCAAACCTTGCTGCTGCTTGTAAAACTGTTCCGTCTTCAAAGATGTCTTTAATGGATTGCCAAATACCTTCCAGCGCATTTTTAAGCCTATCTAGGCTATCCCACCTAAATGATAGAGCAAAACCTTTTCCGAATAGGTCTGCAAGCTTCTTAAAGTAGTCAAACAACCCTTTCAGCTTATCTCCAAGACCGTCAAAAATGCTCTTGAATTGGTTATCCATGTCGGTCAACTCGACTTCTGGCAAGATGTCTTTGAAAGGTCCGCCTCCGCCTCCCTTTCCTTTACCACCTTTGCCTCCGCCACCGCCTCCAGAACCGCCTGCATCATCGTCTTTTGGTTTTTGCAAGATGTTAATCTCATCAAATCCCAAAAGACCTAGCAACTCTTTAGCGGCCTTCTTAGCGTTTTTGGCTGAGTCTCCTAGGTTATCAGCAAGTCCTCCAGCTGAATCTCCAGCGTCGTCTACTGCGTCAGCAAGGTCTCCTGCACCTCCTGCAGCATCTTTCATGGCGTTACCCATGTCTCCAACTGCTCCACCAACGCCATCTTTTACTGTTGCTTTCTTGTTAAACATCAAAGCGATAAACTCAGCGAGTTTAGCAGTCACGTTCTTCAAAACCATAGCAAAAGAGTTCAAGACAGGCATAATGGCATTGATAATTGGTAACATCGCATTACCAAGGTTCAATGCACTATCTTTCATCAGCGACTTAAACAGGCTGATACTACCGTTAACTGAATTGGATAAGGTATCTCCATACTTGGCTGTAGCCTGCTCTAGGATAGCCATAAGGCGGATTTGTTGCTGGGTTTGGTAGTCCAATTGTTGCCAGCTCTGTCCGTTTGCGAACTTCTTAAAGGCTTCAGTGGATTCAATCATAGCCACATTGACGTTGATTCCTAGGTCTTCTCAATAATGTTATCGCATGGCTTTTTATCCATACTTCTTACAATTTCTTGTAAGTTCGGCATATATTTTCACCTACAACCGAATTGTTTAGGTGCTTACCACTCGTGGGGATATTTTATTCTATACTTTTTGACAAAACAAAAAGCACAGGTTCAATCCCTATGCTCTACGGTGACTAAGCCTTTTTAATTGCTTAGTTTACCTCGGTATCGTCATGTTTTAATTACTTAAAATTTAGAGTTCTACCGATTTTGGTAAGTTCTTAATCCGCCTATTTCTAAGCGGTGCGACAAAAGTCTATCGCTTCCGTGTTCCCTAGCAAACCAGAGCGAATCCGCTCCATAACGTCTGTAATCGTGCGCCCTGAACCTTCGGCAATAACTGCCGATGTCTGCAACATCTTAGCAGTATAGGCACTTAGCTTATTGGTGTCTTTGATAAATCCAGAAAATAGGTTTGAGTAGACTGCACCGTAGTTGGTCGCCTCACCCACACCCATATTCATAGCGTTAGCGTTATCGTTAACCCATTTTAAGAAAGATTGCGAACTCTCACCCATCTGTCGCTTGATTTGGTTCATAGACGCTGCTACTTCAAGAGCTGTCTGCGTTGAATACATCCCAACATCAAGCAATTTCTTACCAAGGATTGCAAAGCCGGCAAACTTAGCTAGTTTACCAAACGCACTACCGATAGAGTTCGACTGTTCACGAACTTTGGCAGTGGCATTTTTCACTTGGTCAGATGTCCCTTTGACCTGATTCTCGACTTCTTTCATCTTCTTCCTGAAAGGCGCTATTTCAGCGTCAATCATGACTTTCAATTCGTCAAGAGTTGCCATTTACTTCCTCCTTCCTTTTTCTATTATGTCTTTCTGCAAATTCACGCATCCGTTCCTTATGCAACAAAAGCGCTTGTCTTTGCCGTTCTTGTTCTACCGCTTGCTGTTCTTCTACAAACAATTCAGGCGCATACTCCCAGAACTCAAAAACTTTGGCATCCTTGGATAACAATAAGGAAACGTGGTTGGATATCATCTGCGAAAGTCTATAAGAATCAATAATCTTCTCTTTACGCTCTTGGATTTTGACACGGTTGTAGCTTTCAATCATTTCTCTGATTTCAAGCACCGTTAAATCCCAAAAATCAAGAGGCTTACCCCCAATGTCCAAAAACATAGGATAAAGCCTCTCAATAATCTGCGTTACCGTCAAGATTACTCGACTACTGTCATTTTCTTCTTGTTGGAAGCTTTCTTGCCCTTGCTTCCTCGTGGAGTAAAACCCGATACTTCAAAGAGTGGCATTAAAACCTCTGTCATGAAGGTTGTTTGGTCTCCACCATTGTCCACGTATTCATCGTATAGATCATAGACATCCTCAAAGGAATACCCATGTTCATACTGCTGCAAAGCTCCGTGAACTAACAACAACATAACTTTCAAAGGCGGTAAAGTGAACTCTTCGCCAGCTTCAGGCATGAAAATCTTTAACAAGTTCATGCCGATTTTTTCTTCCACAGTTGCAGCCTGATGAGATGTCAAACGTAGCTTCAACTCTTTTTCGTCAGTAACTTTCCAAGTTGTGTATTTTAACGCCATTTAATTAACCTCCTAAACCATCTGTAAATTCCAACTCTGACTGTAACGCAATTTTAAGGGTAAACTCAATAACGGCATTGACACCGCCACCGCCAAGCTTAACAGATACTTGACCTTCAAAATGAACTTTAGTGTTGTCTGGGTAAGTTTGTTCAAAGAAGAGCTTCTTCTTATTGTCTGCCGCTTTACGCAATACACGATAAGGAGCATTTTCGTTATCGTTCTTGTAAGAGAATTTGTATTCCAATTCCCCTGCATCACCGATACCAAACTCATACTTCTTAACTTTATCTTCAAGAGTAGTGTTCTCTACTTTTTCAGGCTCGATACCAAACTCTGGTACTTCTTTCAACCCAACAAGTTTGGTATAAGTTCCTTTAGCTTCTCCATAAGAGAGCGTAATTCCATTTGCTAACATGTTTAATTCTCCATTCTAAATTGAAAAACAAGCTCTGAGTGTAAGTCAACGACACCTTCAAAACGCATGACCTTATGTCTCAAATGAGACGGGTCTGGCACGTCTTGGCAGTCCGTTCTTCGCAAACCTAAAGACTCAAAAATCTGATTGATTTTAACAGCTAACTCACTAGTGCTTGTATCATCAAAGATATCTACCTTGTAGCGGATAGATGATTTTTGTTCTTGGTCATCAAACCATTCACCCGGCTTGTTTTGTTCTTCCAAAAAAATAACGACTGGGAAGGTCTCCCAATCGCTAGGATAAGTATCAGTCACATTATCTGCGACCTTTTGCAATTCTTTATAAATAACAGGCTTGATATTGATCATTTTATTTGTTCTCTTATCTTTCTACGGACATAATTCGAAATATTCTTAGACACACGCTCTTGATTGTCTCTCAAAGCTGGATAAAGATAAGGCTGGGCAGGTTGACCATACATCTTGTAGAACTCCCCGATTTTTTGAAAGTGGTAAGGTCCTACATTGATTTGGTCTTCATGCACATACCAAGGATTAGACTTGTAAGTCACGCTGACTTCTGGAGAGATACCAGAATGGTTAGCCTGACCCTTAGGTCCCGTTCCAAACTCAACGTAAGGAGCGTATTTAAGGTTGGTGTAAACTTCGCCTATAGCCTTATCTCCGTCCATTTTTGCCCTAGTTTTGATACTGTTTCTAAGTTCCCCATTGTTGCCTGGTGCCAGTCTTTTAGCATCGGCTTGGACAACCTTTTTAGCAGCATTGTGTACCGCACGTAAGACGATATCCTCGCCAGTTTTTTTACTAGCCAATCGTCTACATTTAGCTATAAGCCTATCTGCCCCTCGTAGCCCTGACACGCTCTAACTCCAAAACTTGATGATGTGTGTATACCTTCTTAGAAATAACCCTATGAGTCACTTCCGTCTGGCTATCGATACACACACCATCCTTTACTTTGATAGTAGCTGACTTGTTGGCATTTGCGTTCAAAATATCATTGACACGCTCGCCATACAATTCAGATTGTAGTTTACTACTAGCTGGCCACAACTCAAGACGGACTGTCTCAGTTTCCTTGGCATATCCTTCTTTTGCGACACCTTCCTCTGTGACAGTCTTTTCAAACCGTCGCATTGGATAAGGTTTCAGTCTACTCTGCTTCAAAAACATGGCCTGCCACCCTTGCTAGTCTGTGCATACGTATACGCTGTAGAAGACCCGTAGACAGGCCGTTTTCTCCGTAGACTACTGCTATACCACCCTCGGTTCTAGAATGCTCTCCTTCCGCTCCTGAGCGATTGTGGAGCTCAATAGCAACCTCAGGTATTAAAAGACTTAAAGCAGGTGTCAAAGAAGTACGATTAGTCTCTGATAAGATAAGATTTGTAGCCCTCGTTTGGAGCAACATGAGAAGCTGAGTATCTTCTTCGCCTGTCATTTTCTTCAGCAACTCTATAGACATATCAATCCTCTTCTAAGAACCCAGGTTCAGGGAGGATTTCCTCAAGAACATCTGAGATAGCGACACCATTGCTGGCAAAATTGCCAGCCAGCTCGGCATAGCGCTCCTCAGTAATCTCAAGTTCCTCTCCCACCAGTCGTTTTACATTTGATTCCCAATCATAGAAATCTTGTTTGATTTTAAATTTCACTTTTTAAATCCTCCAACACCTCTACAATTTCAGCCTTTGATAACTTATAGGCGCCAGCAATGCCAGCTTCTTTAGCTAGATTCTTCAACTCTTCTAAAGTCTTATTCTCTAAATCAGAATACTGGCTAATCTGCTCCTCTTGGATATAATGACGTCGTAGCAATAAGCTCATATCGTCACCTCTTACTCACCGAATTTTACAACTCGTGTAGGGTCGTATAGGTAAACACCGTAGTGTTCATCGCCAGTGATAACCGTTGTCTTTTTAATGATGTCACGGTCTGTTTCGATAGCTACGTCACGTTTCATCATGATAACAAACGCACCGTATTTATTAGCGTCGTCTGTCTGAGTTTGGCTAGGAGAGACTTTGACGATAAATCCTTTACCTTCATCAACCTTTTTAGAGCGGACGATTTGTACACCGCCTGCTTCACCGAATGTTCCAGATACAACCATATCTGCACCAAGCTCTGAACCTTTAGTCCATTCTTTTGCTACGTCAGTTTTTAGCTTGATTGCGTCTTTAGGGTTGATGATAGCAACATATCGCGCATCTTCTTCATCCTCAAAAATTTCAAGGGCTTTATCAATAGTTGCAAGAGTTGTAGGAGCTTCCGCAACGTGCTGTGTTGCAGTCTTAGCAACTGCTACCAAATCATTATCAATCTTGTTAGCGATAGCTAAACCAAGTTGGTAAGTTGCTTGACCTAGTGGGTCACCAAGACCTGACAAGAGAGCTTCATCGGTAATTTCATAACCTTTAGCAGCCTTTTTAATAGTCATTTCTTTTTCTTTTGTTGATAGTTGGTCTAGAGTAATAGCTTGACCTTCTCCAACCTCTGTCGCATCTCCTGCATACTCCCATGCTGGAACTTTTAGAGTATTCCCTGGTCGGCCTTGGAGTGCTGTTTCCACATAGGCAAGTGGAGTGAATTTAATCAATTTAGGTAGTTTAGCGGAAACCATGTCCGCCATCACTTCTGGGTTAACCATAGTGGCTAATTTAGTTTGTCCTACTGTCATTTATTTTAACCTTTCAATTTCTTATAAAGTTCTGGGTTATTTTGATAGAGCTCGTTTCGACTCTGATAACCCATACGAGCAAATTCTTCTTTTGTGATAACGTCACTATCAACTGGTGCTTGCTTCATTGGGGCTCCGCCTTTTAGCTTTTCTTGTACGCCTTTCTGTACGGCTTGCTCCCATGATTTCTGTAGGGCACCGATAGAGGCTGATACCGTCTCTGCGCTTGTCAAATCAACTACGTTCACTAACTCAACAGGTAAGTCACGTTCACTTAGCATTGCTTTAGCTTCTGCGGTCAATTCCTTACGAGCAATAGCCTTTTCACGGTCGGCAAGTTCTTGCTCACGCTGGTCTAACTGATACTTCTGTTTCTCGTCAGCGTTCATCTTGGCAAGTTTCTTAGCTTCGTTTTCCTTGGCTTCTTGCTCTGATTTCCACTTGGCAAACTTCTTATCGATGATAGCGTCGACGTCTGCGTCCGTGTACTTCTTCTCGTCTTGCGGTTGTTGTGCAGGTTCTGCAGGTACCTTTTGTTCTTCAACCGTTTCGACTGTTTGTGTTTCTTCGTTCATTGCGAACCTCCTATTTTTAAAGTCATCCCTGACTATATTTTCCATAGCTTTTAGTGTCGTCAATGCTTGGACAATAGAAAAACCGTACGGGATTCCATACGGTTAGAGCATAAGAAAACCGCCTCGATTTCGATGCGGTTGATTTTTATAGTTTAATTTCTTCAATTTTTGCGCGCTGTTCTAGAATTCTTAAATAATTCCACATGGTTGAACGCTGACCTTTTAACAAATCAATCGGACATTTAGGTTCAAACTCTAGTTGCCCCCTTTCGTATTGACCAAGCATAATGTCTAACTTTTGGAATCGTTCTTTCAATTCGCAGTATTCTTTTCTAAATCTTGCCTTCCATTCTTCCATTTTTTCTATTCCTTCCTTTTATGTTTCTATAAAGATAACTTCGCAAGCTACCACTGAAATTCTTTTTACTTCAAAATCACAATCAAGAAAATCCTCGGGATAACCTCCTTCTAAATCTTCATCGTTGTGACAAACCGAGATACAGCATTCTTTATCAATTGTTTTACAAAGTTCTTTGACTTTCATTTTCTACACCTTTTCCCCATCTTTCGCAACATACTTGCTATACCACTCTTTATAAGTCATATCAGCAGGTACTAGCTCGGTCTTACCTGTCACTGGATTCCTTGCTCTGCGCTTCAGCTTACTGTAGTCTGCATCCTCATCGTATCCGACAGTAGTAGACCTACACCATGGATGCATAGGCGGACAATTGACACCAGGGACAGCCTTATCCCTATCATAGACCTGATTGTCATGCTCTTGACAAATGCGTGATGTACGCTTGTCTAAAACTGCCACAAAGATATATTTCTCTATGTCTGCTTCTTCATAGCTGAGTAATTCCATCTGATTATGAAAAAAGGCTGATTCTGTCCGAACCAAACGCCTTGCGTCATTCTGACCTACATTGAACCGCTCAGCAATTGCTTGTGCAGTCTCTCGTGTATCTCGGCCTGTCATGAGACTCATGAGTAGTTCATCTTTTATGCTTGAAGTAAGCTTACCTGTATTCTTCCAGATGTTTGTTGAGTACGTACTTCCATCTCCTACCCAACTAAAAGACTGTAGATGTTTAATCTCGCTCTCAGGAAGCCCAGAAAAGCCGTATGCCAGCCCTGTCTGCTGTTGTAGGTCAAAGGTAGCCTTGTAATAACTATCCTTCATCAAGTCGCTATAAAAGGCATCTGAGCCTGTTTTCTCTGAATGATAGATAGATTCACACATACGATCTAAATCGTCGCTCAAACGCTCTAGGCGCTTCATACGGAAAGAATAAGCTGGGCTATCTAATTCAGCCAGTAGCCTTTGGATGTTCGGGTCATTCGGTCTCGCTTCAAGTACCTTACGAAGTTCCTTCAAGTCTTTCTTGTCTTTCATATTCTTTAAGACTTGTCTAGCATCTACCTGACTTAAACCATAATCACGTTGGAACTTATCGAAAATCTTATTGATTTCCTTATCCAAGTAAGTTTTAGCTTCCTGATAGACCTTATCGAACTTGTCTGCCTGTTTTTCGGCCTTGTCCATCTGCTGGTAAATCAGATTGGCTTTCCTCTTCGCCCAGTACTCCTGATTCTTCATTCTCTACCTCATCTTCAGGTTTCGTGTTGTCTTGGTTGAACATCGGCATGTCTTCCATGTTCTTCTTTTTCTCTTCTTCCAAGGCTTCCAATTCAGCATCAGGGTCTTCCACAAACGGCAAGAGAGAAATAAGCTGTCTATTGGTCACTTTGCCTTCCAAGTTATTCACAATCTGAGAGATTTCCAGTAAGTTTTTAGGTAAACCACGGCTGAACTGCGGAACGATTGAATGAGATTCTAGAGCAATCTGTTTCATACCCAAGTAATGAGCAAAAATCGCAATACGCTGTCTTAAACCACGCTTGTAGTTCGCTTCCTTGGTCTTGGTAATCATCTCAAGGCCCATCAGCTTAAATTCCATAGCTACGCCCGATGTGTTCCCTGCAAAGTTCTCATCAGTCAAGTTAGGCACATGGCTGAATGTGTAGATATCCTCTTTCAGAGCTGTGCGCAAGATTTCAGTAGCGCTTTCGTCCAGAGTATTCTTCAAAAACTCAGCCCTTGCACTATCGCCCGGTAATTCCAAAAGACCTTCTTCAGAAAGAATCTTCATCGCTACCTTAGCATCCTCTGGTGTGTCTGCTAACTGCGTACCATACAAGACAAGTATAGACTCTACAGCCTGCTCCTTATCGTTGACACGGTTACCCATCAAGGAATTATAAGCATCAATCAAGTTAATCTGTTGCTCGTAGTCACCAATCGCAAAGTGATTATTGCGATACTCGATAATCGGGATTTGGCCAAGGTTGTGAGGTTCTACTTGCTCATTCTGAGTTGTTCCTGAATCTGTACTTCTCAGGACCATGTGATAGTGCAGATTTTCGGTAAAGACTTCTGCTTGATACTTAGTAGTATCTTTCGTATCGTCTTTAACTTGATAGTAGTAGACCGCAAACAGAGGCTTACGCTCAATGCTATCATCGTAGACCATGAAGGTATTTTCTGGATCAATGCTAGTTGAGTCCAACTCAGTCAATCCTTCTTTAGCATAGATGTACTCATAAGCACGCCCATAGATAGCCATATTCAAAGCATTCTGTGCATCTACTTGGTCAATCTCAGCGCCGTCAAAGGCTGTAAGCAACTCATCAATATCACCTTCAGCAGTGTTATTGTACTTGATAGGATTGCCCATAAAATAGCCTGTAGCCGTGTCTGCAATATCCTTGGCATGATTAGCTACCGTCTTATAATTAGGTGCATTCTCGTTGCGTCTCTTATGATTTAAGATAGCATGCTCACCCAAGTAGTAGCTTTTAAGCTTCTTCAAACGTGATCCTTCAGTGCTATGTTTCGTTATCAATTTGTAAATCAGGTCTTTCTTCAAAGAACCCTCATCATATCCATCTCGTGGATAGGTTAAATATTGGTACATGTCTTTCCTCTCTATAGACCATAATCAGAACGTCTGCGGACGGTTGCTTTTGGTTGCGAATGTTGCGAGTAAATCGCATAACGCACTGCATCCAGAACGTCGTCATTCTCTTTCACTGGTTCGCCTGTCTTTTCGTTCCAGATGTATTGATAGACTTCATCTTTGAACTTGCTGACCTTGTTCGATACAACAAAAAAGCGCCCAGCTTTCATCAGCTTGGCTACTTCTTCAATACCAGATAAGACCGCTTTATTAGCGTTGAATGTTCTTAATTGTTCTCTTTGAAATCTTGCAACGTGTTCAGGTCGTGCACTATCTGCCCAGAATGTAATGTTTCCGTACCGTTCCTTGATATTCTTAGCGAGGTCTACCCAAAAGTCTATCTCTTTGTACTGATGCGCATGTTCCTCTAACAAATAAACTGAACCGTCAGATGTTTCTCCAATAACAACGATAGAACCAAAGTGTTCATATCCCCAGTCTAGGCCAGCGTAGATTTTAGTGATATCCTTTGGTGCGTTATCCACAAACATATTCTCGCTAAAATCACGATAGACAACGCCCTCACCAGTCACCCACAAACCAAGGATATCTCTATCATAAAATACACCAGCTGGTGTAGCATTCTTGATATTCTCACGGTATCTATCAGACATGAATGTATTATCATCTAGCTTGAAATGAAAGTCTATGATCATATCGTCGCCAGAGTTGATATAATCCCGTCTGAGCCAGTGTGTCGGGATGTCTGGGTTGCTATCCCAAATAATCCTAGCGCCCTCTCCTGAGCAACGTGAGATAATTTCTTTGAATACTTGTTCATTAGCAAGAGACGCCTCGTTTATGTAAGCTCCAAAAGCAGTGAAACCACGGGCACGCTTTAACCCAGAAATAGAACCAGTATAGACTTGAACTACCTTTACACCACCAAGGGTAAAAGCTCCATGCTTGTCGTATTTGAGTTCAATATCAAACATGTTATATAGTTCCTGAATGATATTGTTTTGTATCGATGTTGAAGATGTTCCAGCTAAGATATACATCGGTTCATCAATATCTAACTTATCAGCTATTGTTCTAACTCTATCAATCTCGTTCATAAAAACGATGTTATCTACAACGGTTTTACCTGAACGTTTCGCTCCATGAAGTCCACAAATAAAGAAATCATCATTCAATACTCGTGTAAGTACTTCCTCTTGTCGTTTAGTGAATTTACTTGTCATTAAAAGCACCTCTCAAAGCCTTGGCAAAGTCTCTCAATTTATCATCCTGTTCATTATCCTCTCCGATTTGAGTTTTGAGTTTTTCGATTTCTAGTTTCAGTTTTTCATCAATCAACTCTAAGTCATGGAAAGTCATATTGTTCATACCTTCCAAAGCTGAAAGAAATGCGTTTGAATTAGCTTGTCTAATACCTTCATTCTCGATACTTGCTCTAGCCTTGTTTTTAAGCCATTCATACTCGTTAAAAGCCTGTTCTCTGGACCATAAGGACATGTTCGAGAACTGTTTGAGTAACTCACGATACCTAACCCTTACCTCACCCTTATTGAAAATAGCAGATGCTTTATTGTCAACTACTGCATCGCTCATTTTTTCGGCTTTGTAAGCCTGTCTATATGCTTGTCTTTGAGATAGTCCTGAGATTATCCCTTGGACAAATAGCTCTTGTTTTGCGGTTAATTTATCCACTCACCGGACTACCTCCTTTCGACAAAAATAAAAAGCCACACAATGTGCGACCTTTTTAAGACCTCTCATAAGAACAGCAGGACTTGAACCTGCAACCAATAGGGTGAAAACCTACCGCTCTACCACTTGAGCTATGTCCTTACCACAAGGCGACTACAACCTTGCGTGTTAATTAGTAATCAATTTGAAAGTTTTCCTTTTTTTATTTTTTTGT